TTACCCATTGGCGCGGCTTAAGAGCTTATTTTTGAATTCACAATGGTCACGATATAACCATCTTGCTCGTCCGTGGATAACTTTGGCTTTAGGCAGGTCGCCGGACTTAATCCGGTCATAGATGAAGGTCTTACCGAAGCCAGTATCGGCCATGATGAATTTCAAATCAACCAGTGAATCAGGCTGTAGTTCGTGTTGCATGAGTGCTATCTCCGAATAGGGAATCGAACCTGCAAATCAGGCAAGAAAAAACCGCCATCAGGCGGCTTGGTGTTCTTTCAGTTCTTCAATTCGAATGTTGGTTACGTCTGCATGTGCTATCTGCGCCCACAGCATCCAGTGGTCATAGCAGTCGCTGATGTTCTCGGCTTCGATAACTCTGTTGAATGGTTCTCCATTCCATTCACCTGTGACTCGGAAGTGCATTTGTCATCTCCATAAAATAAAACTCGCCGTAGCGAGTTCAGATAAAAGAAATCCCCGCGAGTGCGAGGATTGTTATTCACCTTTAACGGCAAGTTGCAGGTTAGCCACGGTTTACCTCCTGCGGCGGTTCCGGTAGCGGCATCCAGTGAGTTGCTTGCTCAATGCCATTACCCGGCTTAATCGTTGCATCTCCGCGCCGAAAGGTGCTTCCGGTATAGCGTGCGGAGCATATTAGCGGTTCAACCAGAGAGCTATCGAAATTCACCGAAATAAGCACGTTCTGGCCCTTTTCAGGCATTCGCTCACTACAGCTTATCCAACCATCCGGAGTTACCGGAGAGCTGCCATTTACATCGAAGTTTGGCTCTGCGTCCTGAACCAGGAGGATGTAACCATTCTTGGCAGTATCAAGTTCTAACGCCTCGGTGACGGTGCCGAAATAGCGATTACCTAAATCAGCATCACAAGTGCTTACATCAATGGAAACTTCCATGCCTTCGATTAATTCTGGCAAGTTGTAAGTTTGGCTTACAGGCTCTGCTTCCAGCGATGCCAGCGTAATCCGTGCAAGTTCCATTTGTTCACCACGGGTAAGCCCGTTTTCAAGCGGATTTTTAATGAACAATTCAATACGTTCTTTGGTAATAGTGGTCATGTGTTACTCCTTAACCCGCAGTGCTTTCAACTGACGAGGGGAACAAAATCTTTTCTTCAAATCCGGCATTCATATCATGGACAGCAACACACCAATCCATTGACGAACGATTATCAAGAGCCTCCATGATTTCATCCATGCGGCGTAGGTCATACAGGTAAATGCTTTTATCGCCAATGGTGTAAAAACCAATTTTTTTCGGTGACGGGCAGCGATCAAGAACGTTCTGTAATTCGCTCAACCATGCCTGTTCCTTTTTTGTCAAAGTTGCCATATCACTCTCCTTTCCCCTGAAGCATAGCGGCACGACAGGCGTTCCAGCCTCTCACCTCTGCAATAGCGGCAACAGCATCAACCGCGTACATTTTAAGAGGGTTAGGCATTGGTTTTTCTTCAGGTACTACTGGCACTGGAGGGGCGGCATAAACAGGAATAACGTCCGATTGCTCTTTATTGCTTTCATCCGTTAAAGCCCAGAATAATTTTCCAGCCGGATGTTTGAAAATATAAGCAACTGGTTCTGCTTCCAGCGATGCCAGAGCAATTTCATAAGCCCGACGCTCAATATTGTCTCGGACGTCCAGGCTGCCTATGCGCTCTTTGATTTCTTTAATCATTTCTTTGTCGGTAAAAGTAGTCATGTGTTAGTCCTCATCCACTTCAACCCCATCTTTCAGCGTGATGCCGTGCCAATCATCAGCCCAACTGGTTAGCCCTGGCGCATCAATGCTAGGCATATAGACGCTTGCAGTGTGGTAGCCCTTATCGTTATCAATGCTGGCAACGTGCTCGCCGTTGTATGCGCTCAGCGTGTCCAGGACGCTATAAAACTTTCCTCCGGATGCCCTGAAATCCTTTACAGCCTTCACAAGGCGATTCCACGCTTTTTCCTGTTCTGGCGTCAGGTCGATTAATTCCTGCAAAGTTGCCATATCACCCTCCTTTGATGCGAATGCCAGTGGTACTCATTCTCCTGATTTCCCAGAGCACACGAGGAACACCACCGTTTCCGACCGGATCGCGTTTACTCCGCAGCGCGACGCTTGATTCCGCCCAGCTTTTTCTTGGAGGAAGCTCTTTCACACGAACAAAACCAGCTGCGCGAAGAGATGCTCCTGATTCATCTGCCTGGGTGTACGTAATACAACGTTGATAACCCATACCCGTGTTGGTCACCTTGATGATGCTTATAGCAGCAATGGAAAGCCTGTAGGCATCACGATTTATCAGTTACCGCGCTCAAAATACGAGGAGCTAAAGAATGTTAATTTTCCAGATTGCCAATAAGCACCTCAGCAAAGCTGTGTACTGCAAAGGTGGCAGTGATGGCGGCTCAAAAGCCCAGGCACGCGCAACTGAAAAGGGTATCGAACTGCAGCGTGAAATGTGGCAAACGAACATGCAGAACCTTGCACCGTTCACGCCACTCGCTCAGCAGTACGTATCACAGTTGCAAAATCTTTCCTCTCTTCAGGGGCAAGGTCAGGCACTTAACCAGTATTACAACTCTCAGCAGTATAAAGACCTTGCAGGTCAGGCGCGTTACCAGAGTCTGGCAGCAGCAGAGGCAACGGGTGGATTAGGCTCTACAGCAACAGGAAACCAGTTAGCAGCAATCGCACCTACACTCGGTCAAAACTGGCTGTCAGGTCAGATGAACAACTACAACAATCTGGCAAATATCGGCCTTGGTGCTCTTACAGGTCAGGCAAATGCCGGACAGAACTACGCTAACAACCTCAGCCAACTGTATCAACAGCAGGCGGCAGCATCTGCGGCGAATGCTAACCGACCATCAGGACTGCAATCAGCCTTGGGAGGTGCCATGAGCGGTGCGGCATCAGGGGCGATGATTGGCTCTGTGGTGCCAGGAATAGGTACGGCTGTTGGCGCTATTGGTGGCGGCATTATCGGTGGTCTTGGATCATTGTTTTAAGGTGGGAATATGGCTACTTGGCAACAAGGAATCAACTCAGGCGGCTTTCTTGCTGGTATCGGTGGGCAAAACTCAAATGCGCCAAAGGCAAGTGATGTAAGTGAGGCGTTGGCCTATATTCGCCAGAACAACGAAATGGAGCGCTCAGGTCGCAATAACATCGGCCTTCAGGCGTTGCAGGGACTTGGTAGTGTCGCTCAAACATATCAAGCTGCAAAGCAACAGGAAGCGGATGCTGCATTCCAAAAAGAATATGCGGCAGCCATCCAGTCCGGTGATCGACAGCAGGTTCGAGATCTGATGACCAAATATCCTGGTCAATTAGAGAAGATTCAGTCTGGTATGAAGTGGGCAGACGAAGACCAGCGCAATTCTATCGGCACCTTAGCGGCTGGCGCACGCCTTGCGGCCTCGTCTCCAGAAGCAATGCAATCATGGCTGCAAAACAACGCCAAGGAACTGGCGCGCGTCGGTGTTGACCCTAACAGCGTTGCTCAGATGTATCAGCAGAACCCTTCAGGATTTGGTGAGTTTGTTGATCACCTTGGAATGGCCGCTCTTGGTCCGATTGATTACTTCAATGTTCAGGACAAGATGGCTGGTCGTGAGATTGACCGAGGCAGGCTGGCAGAGACAATCCGCAGCAATCAGGCAGGAGAAGCACTAACAGCTCGAGGTCAGGACATCCAGATACGTGGACAGAACATCAGCGCACAGAATGCTGCTCTTTCCCGAGAAATACAAAGAGCAGAATTACAAGAAAAGGCTCTGGACAGACAGATAGCCAGAGAAAGCAATCAGTTAAAGCTTGAAGAGCTAAAACAGAAACAGGCAGATGTTCGGCAAAAGGCTGACATAGCCCGCGCTGACAGGCAGGCCGCCGCTCAGGGTGCAGTTGATACGTTCAGCACCGCGCTTGATTCTCTCAACGAGATAGAGCAAAGCCCAGGCCTTTCAAAAGCAGTAGGAATTCGCTCAGCGTTTCCGACAGTTCCTGGCTCTGATGCGGCTAACTTTGAAGCAAGGCTCGACACCTTTAAAGCTCAAACATTCCTTCCTATGGTGCAGTCCCTGAAGGGTATGGGAGCTCTTTCAGATGCTGAGGGTAAAAAATTATCCGATGCGGTTGGTGCCCTAAGCCCCAAAATGAGTGAAAAGGCTTTTCGTGACTCTATCGGAAAGATTAGAAATCAGCTTGAAAGCAAGTTGAGCACTGTTAAAAAACAGTTTGATTATCAGGAGCCGGTGCAGAATATTCCAAGGCAACAATCTACTACTGGCAGTAACTTTTCTTCACTATGGGGTGATTAATGGCTAAAGCATGGAAAGATGTTATCGCCTCTCCACAGTATCAGGCGTTAGCACCAGAACAAAAAGCGCAGGCTCAGGAGCAATACTTCAATGAAGTCGTGGCCCCGCAAGCCGGAGAAAATGCAGAGCAGGCTAAGCAAGCTTTCTATGCTGCCTATCCATTGCCATCTGTGCAGCCAGTGGAGACACAACAACCAGTATCACAGCAACAACCACAGCAAAGTGGATTTATGTCGGATCTTGGTGAAGCCGTGAAAGAAACTGGTCGCGGACTGGTGCAGGCTGGCGTGAACGTGGCAAACATACCTGCATCAGTTGCCGATGCTATAACAAGCGCGGCGGCTTGGGCTGGCGGTAAACTCGGAATTGGCGATGGGACATATCACCCAACGCCACGAGTAACAACGCAGGGATTAGAGCAGGACTTTGGCCTTCAGCAAGGCGCGCTGACTCCACAAACGACAGAGGGAAGGGTATTTGCTGAAGCATTGCCTTACCTCACTCCTGCTGGCGTTGAGAGAGCGGCATCACAGGCACCAACACTTGCTGGTCGAATTGCTCAGGGGGCAACTCGCCTTCTCGCTGAAAACGCAGTTGGATCACTTGCTGCAAATAGTGCGAAAGATGATGCGGAAGCACTCGCCACCGATTTAGGCGTTGGCGTTCTGGCTGGCGGCGCTATTAACGCTGCCGGACGTGGATTAGGCGCTGCTTATCGTGGCGTTCGTGGTGCTATTGCACCAGAAGCGCAGCAAGCTATCAGATTTGCAGAGCGTGAAGGAGTGCCTCTGCACACCACAGACCTGTTACAGCCTACTTCCCGCGTCGGGAAAATGGCGCAGACTACAGCAGAAAATATCCCTCTGGCTGGCACAAGCGGAATGAGAGCAACGCAACAGGAAGCGAGAAGCCAGTTGGTGCAGAGATTTGCTGATAAATTCGGCGAGTACGATCCGGCAGTTGTTATTGACAGCCTTAAAGCGAAAACATCAGGAATTCGTCGTGCTGCCGGTAATCGACTGGAGCAGGTTCAGAATGCTATGGCTGGAGTAAACATTCAGCCTGTGCGAGCAATTCAGCAGATTGATACTGAGATATCTAACCTGCAGAAGCTTGGTAAGGTCGCTGATAACGAGACGATTTCAAAACTTCAATCCTATCGTGATGAGCTTATTCGCAATGCTGGTCCTGATGGTCCGGTAAATCTGGATTTGAAGCAATTAAGCGATCTGCGCAGCCAGTTCAGAATGGACGTGAAGGGGGAACGACCAGTGTTACCAAACCGTTCCGATGCTGCCATTCAGCGCGTTTACAAGGCAATGACCGACGATATCAATGGCGCCATTGGTCAGAATCTTGGCAACGATACTCTCCGTAAATATCAGCAGGCCAATGCCGTCTATGCTGACGAAGCAGCGAAACTAAAGAATACCAGGCTGAAGAATGTTCTCATGAAAGGCGATCTGACGCCGGAAGTTGTCAACAACATGCTATTCAGCAAGAACAAATCGGAAATTAAGACTCTGTATAACTCAGTTGGTCGTGTTGGCAGGGCGCAAATGCGCAATGGCATCATTGGAAAGGCGATGGAGAAATCAGGTGGTTCCCCTGACCAGTTCCTTCGGCAGCTTAACATCCTGCAAAACCAGACTGGCATCACATTTAAAGGTCAGGAAGCCGCTTATCTGAAAGGATTGAAAAACTACCTGCAATCCACGCAGCAGGCTGCAAAAGCGGCAGTAACAACACCAACAGGGCAGCAAACCATCCCGTTCATTATCGGGTATGGGACGGCAATGAACCCGGCAACAACTGGCGCAGCAGTAAGCTACGGACTTCTTACTCGCGCCTATGAGAGCGAGCCATTCAGAAATGCAATGCTCCGAATGGCAAACACACCACGCGGATCAACAGCGTTTGAGAAAGCCATGCAGCAGGCGCAAAAGGCCATTAACGCCATGACGCAGGGGGCTAAGTCTGATGCATTGTCAGAATAGCTTCGCAAACACCAGGAACGTGCAAAAACCAAATATGTAGAACGTAATGTTCAACAAATCTCTTTGCATAGACTCATCTCATAATTAACAAATCATAACTGACATTAGTGCAATGCCGGGCAGGTTGCGTCTTGTCCGGAATTGCTACGTCCGGAGCAAATTAAATGACAGACATTACAGCCAATGTTGTAATTGGGATGCCTTCGCAACTCTTCACTATGGCTCGTTCTTTTAAAGCGGTTGCCAATGGCAAAATTTATATCGGTAAAATTGACACTGACCCGGTAAATCCTGAAAACCAGATTCAGGTTTATGTGGAAAACGAAGACGGTTCTCACGTTCCTGTTTCTCAACCAATCATCATTAACGCTGCTGGATATCCGGTATATAACGGACAGATTGCCAAATTCGTAACTGTGCAAGGCCATTCTATGGCTGTTTATGATGCTCTAGGAGTACGGCAGCACTATTTTTCTGACGTGCTTAAATATAATCCAAACACCCTGAGAAATGAGCTGGCTCAGGACGATGGAATGAAGCTGATCGGGCAGAAGGTAAACTACGGAAGACCAACTGGATCATCACTGACTCAGGGGGTGATGTGGTTATTTGATAAGGAAAAAGGATCTCTTAGAGTTGGTGGCTCTGATCTTGAGCCGCTAGATGACGAGAAGAACTACTGGCGAGGACTTCCATCAAGAAACTCATGGGGAGACCCAGCCATGATTGGTGACTACTCCGTATCTTTTAACAGAAACGGTGCGTCATTCGCGGTATACACCACAACTTTCGGGCATGACTGCGTTACGTATGGCGTGGCATCTATTGCCGGTGGTGCTGGTTCTGCTACTGGCAACCCAGATCAAATTACCTCACCAAATGCTGAAGGGTACTGCTCTTTTGCATTTGGGAAAAATGTCATTGCTCTTGGCGCAAAATCTGCCGCATTCTGTGAAGAAACGGAAGCGCTTTCAAGGGCGGCTTTTACAACAGGTTATTTTACGCAAGCCAGACCGGGATACACTACAGACCCCGGCGGGGTTGCAAGTGATGGCATTGGTGCGGCGGCCATTGGATATCGAACTCGCGCGGCAGGAGATGGCTCTTTTGCTGTAGGTAAGAATATTCAGGCTTATGGTGGTTCGATTGCGATCGGGTGCGGCACTGATGAAGATAACCCAGCAGTCAATCCACATAAAGACTCAGTGATGCTGTTTGCAAAATCGCTTATTCCAGGTATATCCGTTGTACCTGGTGGCGGTGGGCCGGAGGAACCATCGCGTGTAGGGGTGCACACAAAATACCCTAAAGAAATAGTGGATGTAGTACTGGAGGGAGGGGGCCACGCAGCCATCAGAATACCAGGGATAGGAACTGGTACGATCTTGCTGCAAGGGACAGATAACGACGGCAATGCACTTTCTATCGCGTCGCTTGAATGGACAAGCGGAAACGGAGGTAGTGCTGTTGGTTCGTTGAAAATAAACATGAACAACGACGCACCATGCATTGAATTTCTGGAAGATGGCAAGGTGGTTTTGAAGAACGTAAAAACGCTTGAGGAGATAAACGGCGCCCCCGCGGGCACCATTTATAAGGATGCTTCTAACTTCCTTAAGATTGTTTAAGAGAAGTCATCGCCAAGGAAGGCGGTGAGAAGCGCTTCTGCAATCACCCTATGGCCTAGGTCCGCAGGATGGTTAACCCCGTTGCCAGTGATAGCATATCTATTTTTTACTTGCAGTAATTGTTGCCATACGTTCGTAATATCAACAAAAGTAACATGATTATATTTAAGAGAAAGTTTTTTTAACTCCTCGCTATAAAGAGGGAAGTATTCTTTCTTAGGTAAAATCCATTCTGGATTTGGTAAAATTGATGATAGCAGAACTATACGAGCATTCTTATTCTTGCTTTTTATGTTTTTGATAAGCGCATCAATATTAAACGAGTAGGACTCGGCAGGAACATCTGTCGCATCATTCATACCAAAAGCGATAATATAAATGTCTGAATTTAGCTTTGTTAATCTTCCATCTGTATTATAGTACGCGTTATTTGTGTTCCATCCTGCCACTGATGGATTGTAGTAATAGTATTTTCCACCCTTCACCATAGACATATAAGCAGACACCAGACCAACATATGGAGGTTGATGTGGCTCTGAGTATGTATCGGTAGCATTGGCTCCGAAAGTGATGCTGTCACCATAATAAGTCACCCTCATTTCATTCAGGCTTTTAACATAATTACGTAAGTCCGTAACCTCACCACTCATCTTTAGGCAAAGGCGATCATCTTTCTTGTAAGAGGCTGAAATCTGATACTGCTGATACTCAGTAGTTACGTTAACGTTGAAGTTTTTATCTTCTTTAATTGGTTTGTTTAATCCGGATTTTGCAACAGGAATTATTGAACCTTCAGGAATAGATATGCCATCTCCGGAAACCTTGAAGTCACTGCCATTATGATAGATAGCTCCAGTCGTTTGGTTGAACATCATAACCGGCCCGATAGGTTTGAATAATAAACGGTCTGTTTTAAAGTCTTCAGATGCATAAATAATATCTGAATAGATGAATTGCCCACCAAAGAAAGAAGGGTGAATATTAAACTTATTCACAATGTAGTTGCTGCACTTTACATCCGTACACGTCGTGTAGTCATCAGGTGCAACTGGTATTTCAGCGGCGGCGCTGAATGACACAGAAAATAGTGAAGTAATAATTAATTTTTTCATTTAGCTTCTCCGTATGCTTTTTTCTTTATCCAGCCATTAACAGGCTTTTCTATAAGCTTATAGCAGGCAAGAGCAATAATCTGACAATAGATATAGTATATGATGACATAAGGCAAGATTCCCACGGTCTTATCGAGCCCGAACTGTGTCCAGATAAACAGGAAAACAGGTGCTGAAATACCATGTGACAGGTAAAGGCTGTAAGATGAGTCACCCAGCAGCAGGAAAGTGCGGTTGTGAGGAATAACCCCTTCAAGGCTCAGAGCCGACCAGACAATCACGAACGCCGGGATGCCCCATGTCAGCAGTCGGGAATAATCGTTATAAGCAAAAACACCCGAGTTAGCGAAAGCAAAAAGCGGGAAGAAAGAAGCAATACCCACCCACGCCAGCCACTTCGGCAGGACGCATCCTGCGGAATACATCCGGTACAGATACATGCCAAGGATAAACTCGATAAACATCTGGCTGGATAGCGTTACCAGAACCTTACTTTCGCCGTGAGCCAGCGCATTACCTGCGCCGAAAACTACCAGGGCGCAGACTGAATAAAACTCGAGCGAATTTGCTTTCTTGATGCCAATCGCAAGAAGACCCGCAAGCAAGAAATAGAACAGGAATTCAAACTGCAAAGTCCAGCCGATTCCAAGAATTGGTGGCTTGTCAAAGTTCATGAACGTCATCGTTTTGATGATCCACATGAGGTCTAGCCGCGAGCCGTTGAAGATATATGCAAAATCTGCAGTAGGTTGGGATATAGCACCAGAATCAACCAGCCATGATATGAACACAACGACTAGTGTTGCCACAAGGTACAAAGGCCATATGCGAGTTATGCGGCGCTTTATGAAACCCAGCGGCGTTAATTTTGGCGTCATGCCATCCTTATAGAGGCCGCCGTAAATAATGTACGGCATTATAAAGCCGCTGATGATGAAAAATATGTCAACGCCAACACCGCCAAGGTTTGTGATCTGTGGGGTGATGCCATAAACGGCAAGGTTTGCGTGAGCATAAATCACGAGGAAAGCGGCGAGAAAACGTAAATATTGTATGTTGGCAATCATCATCAACTTTCTAGTCTGTTAAAAGGCGAGTGATTTTAACAGCTAAGAGGAATCCGATCATTCTGTTTGCAAAAGCGACTTGATCGACATCACCGATCGATAATACTGTATGTATATACAGTAACTATCGGAGGTGAGTTATGGGATTCCCGAGCCCGGCTGCTGATTACGTTGAGAGCCGACTTTCGCTTGATGAGCGATTCATCCACAAACCATCAGCTACGTACTATATGAAAGCTTCAGAGACCATCTATCGCTGCGGCATCATGAAAGATGCGCTGCTTGTCATCGACTCGTCACTAAATCCCTGTGATGGCTCTTTGCTGGTCTGTGAGATAGGAGGTGAGTTTAAGGTGAAGATTTACCGCACATATCCTCAGCCTCACCTTGAGAACGCGATGAATGGAAGAAAGGAAAAGTTACCTGGTCACTTCGAAGGGATAGAGAGCCCGGTATTTGGGGTCATCACGTACATCATCAACGATGCGCTCACAGGTGAGTTTGATGATTGCCCGGTGATGTAGGTGGCGCTATGCCACCTTTTCATCTAACCATTCAGCCCACCACTGCATCATTTCTCTGCGCTTATCGAGATACTGAGCATGGTTGTAAATCCCGCGCACAGATCCGCCGTTGGCATGTGCCAGTTGCACTTCAATAGCATCAGCAGGCCATTCGTTCTCGTTCATAATCGTGCTGAATTCATGCCTGAATCCGTGACCGCTTTCCAGACCCTCATAGCCGATTTGTTTGATCACAAGTAATACCGCGTTCTCGCAGATTGGCTTCTTCTTATCGTTGCGCCCGGCAAAAACAAACTCTGACACTGGTTTAGTGATTGAGCTTAGCGTAGTGAGAAGTTCAACTACCTGGTCTGACATAGGAACCACATGAATTTTGCGTCCCTTCATCACATTGGCGTCGATGGTGATAATCCTGTTTTCAAAATCGACGTTCTTCCATAGCATGGAACGAAGCTCTTTTGTTCTGAGGGCTGTGTAGCGTAAAACTTTGGTCGCAATGAGCGATACGATGCTTCCTGAAAATGTTGCCAGTGCTTTGTTAAATGCCGGGATCTGGTCTGCATGAAGAAACGGGAAGTTTTTCTTGCGGTATCCCTTCATGGCGTCAGCAAGGTCAGGTGCCGGGTTATATTTAGCCCTACCAGTGACAATAGCGTAACGGAAAACCTCGCCGCATCTTCTGCGGGCTTTGTTGGCTCGCTCCATTGCACCGCGATCTTCAAATCTGCGGATTACTTCAAGAAGTTGCATCGGCTCAATATCCTGAATTTCAAGGCCGCCGATGATGGGTAAAATGTCGTCATCAAACATTTTTGCAAGTTCATTTGCATAGCCTACTGACCAGACTTGCTTCTTGTGCTCGTACCATTCCTTGTAAATGGCGCTAAAGGAATTGTTGTTAGACGAAGCCTTTTTCGCTTTTACCGGATCGATGCCAACCGAGATGTCTTTCCTCGCAGTCCATGCTTTATCCCTTGCTTCCTGCAAAGTCATAAGCGGATATTTTCCGACAGTCAGGATTTTCTCCTTACCGTCAATCTTGTAGCGAAGCTGCCATACCTTTTTCCCTGATACAGGGACATAAAGGTACAGGCCATTACCATCGAGTAGGCGGTATGGTTTTTCTTTCGGCTTTGCTGCTTCAATCTGCTTAACGGTGAGCAT